GTACTAATTTAGAAAAATATGGCACAATTAACGTTCTTACAAAAGATGCGGACAAACGAAGAATTAAACAATTTAATTTATTTTATGCAAATTTTGAACGGTTCAGCACAAAAGTTGTTCCAGCATTCAATGTAGCTGATTTTAAAGGAAAGTGTAATAAAACAGAGTATAAATGGTGCTGCGTTCGTTGCAATGAGTATTTCAACAGAATGTTCTTGCCGTATTTACACCCATGGCCCAAGTGTCCAAAATGTGATTGTGCTTTCACAGATATAGAAGAACAAGTTAAAGAATTTCTACAAAAACATAATATTGAATCAAAATTTCATTACAGAAAAATAATAACAGGGTTTGAACTTGACTTCTTTATTCCCAAAATGCAACTAGCAATAGAAACAAACGGACTATTCTATCACACTGAATGGTTCTTTCCTGATAAAAATTATCACAAGAATAAAACAAACTTGTGTACTCAGAAAAACATTAAGCTAATCCAAATATTTTCTGATGAATTGAATCTAATTCCAAAAGCTACCTTCGGAAGACTCAAATCTATATTAGGTTTAAACAGAAAACTTAATGGAAGATCATGCAATATTGAACCAATTTCTGCTAAAATATCATGCAATTTCTTAAACAAATATCATACTCAAGGAGCAGATAAATCCAGTATTCGATATGGTTTGTTTTACAAAAATAGACTTGTTTCTGTTATGACGTTCTGTAAACTACGGAAAATACTAGGCCAAACATCTGCAGAAGGTAGCTGGGAACTGTCTAGGTTTGTATGCATGTATGGATTTAGTGTACGAGGAGGTTTTCAAAAACTGCTTAAAAGATTTGTAAAAGACAATTGCCCTTTATCATTAATTTCATATTGCGACAAAAGATGGACTCCTGACCCCACACAAAGTGTATATGCAACCGCTGGGTTTAAATATATACATACTTCAGAACCTAATTATTGGTACGCAGGTAAATCTCAAAAAAGACAGCATAGAGCAAATTTTCAGAAGCATATGTTGTTAAAAAAATATCCTCATTTTAACAAAGATCTTTCTGAAAAACAGATAATGAAAGAACTCGGTTATTCCAGAATTTGGGATTGTGGTCATCATAAATTTCAAATCACGTTTAATTAATTTGTTGATGTTTGAATAAAATTCCTCTATAATGTCTTGTATGGATAAACCTATTGTCTGGAAAGCAGAGCTAGATCACACTTGGGATATCAAAGTATATAGGACTGATGATTCCTATAAAGGAACCCTGGTAATGAAGAATAAAGAAACAAACCAAACCGTCTTAAATGAAGAAGTGTCCCTATCATTTGGTGCTATGTTTGGACCAGATGTTAGTGATGTGGCAGTTTGGCAAGGTAAGTGCTTGCAAGTAGCAGACGAACAAATTCAAACAGTATGAGTAATCAAGCAGGAAAAGGGGACAAACCTCGTCCCGTAAACAAATCAGTGTACAACAGCAATTACGATGGAATCTCCTGGAAATCCTCGGAGAAGTCAAAAGAGCCTGTTAAACGGGTCAAAGGCAAGCTAACGTACAAGTATTAATGACTTGCATTTCTAATATTCTATCAAAATAGATAGAAGAAACTTTTTCTTTTATTAGTGGAATGTTTTGTACCTCTAGGGAGCTAAGTCTATAATCAAAATATAGCAATCCTTCTTCGAGGTAATCTTCCACTTTAAATGGAATTGGAATATCAAAATTTTCTCTTGTTCCTCTTTCAGTTAGCAAAGCAATTTGAATAAAATAATGAAATCTACGAAACAGAAGCAGTCTCCCTCTTTTAATTGTCTTATTGTTAATTGAAAAATTAACATTCTTTTGCAAACAAGAGAATAAAAACAACTCTCCAGGAACTTGATCTATAGAAACAGTAGAAGCTATCATATTAGGTATTCATAAATTGAGCTTTTTGTGTAGCAGACATATTTGCTAAACGCTCATAAAAGTATTTCCAGAATTCAGCTGGATCTGGACTAGTGTTAATGACTGATATTACATCAACGTCATTACAATTGATCATTCTGTGTGTTTGAAGAAATATATCCCAAACTACTACTAAATTTTTAGCTGCGGGATTATATTTTAAAGATCCGCTGGGAACAACATAGTTAAGAACTTCTTTTCCAGGAACAGACAATAAGAGTCGTCTGTCAGTTGTGCAAAGTATTCTTCTATAATCTTGAAATCCAGGTTTCTCAATACGACGACGGAAGCGCAGCTCTGCAGCATTAGTTTTAAGCAAAATCCACAAAGCTGTTCTTCCTAGACGCATAGATTAAGCAGGCTTACAAATTCCAAAGATTCTTTCTTCATTAAGAAAGATGTTAAGCTTGCCGTTTTTCTGAAGACCTTTAATTCCTTTATCTCCAGGAAAGATAACATAATCTCCAGTCTTAACTTGCTTTGTTCCAGGACCAGCAAGAACTACTTTGCCAACCCGCCAGGCTTTATTATCCACAACTTCATGTGGTAAAATAATTCCATTACGAATTAAAGAACGACCATCTTCAGCTGTATCAGCATACACTACTTGAATTACATCTCCTAGCAATTCAATAATTTCAAAATCTTCTGGAAGAGGACAGTTCTGATAAGGATCTATGTCTGCCAATCCGTTATTGTTTCGAGCAAGTTGATGTGAATGAGGAATTTGGTCCATGAAGTTAATTAGATGAAGAAAAAGTTACGTCAACAATTAAATAGTATTATGATCTTTAACGACCAAGAACAATTATCTAACATCTATGCGGGCATGCTTACAGAAGCTAAAGAACCGCCTTGTCCTTGCACTATGGGAAAAAAGTGCATTAAGAAAGATTGTCAGTGTTCAAAATGCAAAGATTCTTTAAAAGAATCTCGCATCCAAGAAGCAAAGAAAAAACCAAAGCCTGACTATCTTGATGTAGATGGAGACGGGGATACAAAAGAGCCAATGAAAAAGGCTCTTAAAGATAAACAAAAGAAAGGAATGAAAGAAAGCTCCAATTTCAAAGATCTTTTCAACCGAGTAATTAGCGAAGCAAAAGTTTGTGGATGTTCTATCACAAAAGGAGCTCAGTACATTTGCAACTTTAACGGAAAACCGGGGAAGTATCTTAGCGGAGATTCCGTATTAAAGAATAAAGACAAGATTACTTCAGTCAAGCCTGTCCCAAGAGAAGAGAAATAAAGCTTCTCTTTTAGAGATCTCAAGATTCTGAGCAAGTATGGAGATTCTTACATCTTCATCTTGCTCTTTTTCTTTTACTTTTTTAATGTAATTAATCTTTGGACAATATTTCATTTTAGGAAATAGAGCTATCACCATTTTGTAATGAAGCTCTTTATTTTCCAACAACGTTTTATTGTTAATATTAAGATTAATCATCTCACATACAGTAGGATTAAGAAAACTTAACCAACGATTCACTAAAAAGGGAACATATTGGTCCAGAGGCAAATTCCCTTGTTTGGTTACAATTATATCTTTTAGATAATCAAAAATTGTCACGGCGCGTTTCTACAAAAATTGTTTGAAGCATATATTTAAAAGACTCAATTGTATTGTGTTTAAACTCTTTGGTCAAACTTTCTGAAAGATCTAGCTTTGAAAATCTTTCCGCATTTTTATACATTATGATAGGAAATATCATATGAAATACAACAGAATCTTTAACTTGATTGGAAATAGCTAAAGAAACCTGTAGGTCTTCCGTAAACAAACTACTGTCATCGACATAGTAATCTTTGCCTGTCATCAATGATAACAAAGAACCAATCTGTGTTGCATACAATCTCTGAAAACATACTGCTCCAAACATATTTGTGTTTGGAATCTCTCCAGCTAATACAATAGATTCTTCTATGTTTAATGGTCCAATCCGAGTTGGAGCATTAAAACAAAATATATCTCCAAGAGGAGACACTTGATCTCCTAAAATTTTATATGCAAATTGCTGTGTAATGAGCCTACAATCATATACTCCCTCTTCGTCAACAATTTTGGCTTCCGTTAATTGTTCTTTTGTTAAGTTCATTTGCAATAAGCTTCTTTGAATCTAATATTAGCTTCTTCCCATTCTGGAGTCAACATAGAGTCCCCTAAACCATGGTGGATTGCTCTAATTGGAAGAACCCCACAAGATACTTTCTTGTCATTTGCTCTTAGACAAAAAGCAATAT